GATCAGGTGTTGAACAGGCTTGCATGTGGTGATAAACAGGTTAGGATGCTTTTGGAAGAAGTCATTGGTTATACATTCTATAGAAGGAATGAACTTAGAAAAGCATTCATGCTGAAAGGCAAAAGGCACAATGGCAAAAGTACATTTCTTGACATGCTTGCACACCTGCTTGGTGATGACAACATAAGTGCTTTGGATCTGTCTGATCTATCACATGAATATAAAGCTGCAGGATTGTTTGGAAAGCTTGCCAATCTTGGTGATGATATTGAAGATGAATTTATCCCATCAGCAGGAATCTTTAAAAAGATAGTTTCAGGTGATCGGATGAATGCCAATGTGAAGTTTGCAGCACCAATTGAATTCAATCCATATTGCAAGCTGATCTTCAGTGGCAATACAATTCCAAGGTTAGGAAGGGGAAGAGATTCTGACGCAATTGTTGACAGGCTGATCATTGTGCCATTCAATGCATCATTCAACAAAAACACTGCAGGTTTTTCACCATTCATCAAGTACCAATTAAGATCAGAAGAATGCATGGAATATCTGGTGAAGATAGGCATTGAAGGTTTGAAGCGTGTTCTGAAAAACAGTTCATTCACCACATCTGCTGCTATTGATAAAGAACTGGCAGAATATCAAGAATCATTGAATCCGATATGCACATTTTTTGAAGATGTTGGTGACAGCTTAGAACATGAACCAACAAAGAAATGTTACAGATTGTATGATCAGTTCTGCTTTGAAAACGCAATGAAACCAATTAGCCATGTGGAATTCAGCAGGCAGGTGAAAGATTATTTTGGATATGACATCAAAACAGTCAGATTGAATGGCAAACCAACAAAGATTTTTGTGAAGAAGGATGGTGATGAAGATGGATCTGGTTGAAAAAAGTGATGTAATTGATCTGATCCAAAATTATTATGCTGCACCTTGGTGTTTAAGAAAGCAGCTGCTTGACAACATTATTTTGGCAATCAAGTGTATGCCTCCAAAGGATGGTGATTTAAATGGATCATGAAGAACTGCAGCAGATCATCAATCAGGCTGCAGAATCAGCTGCAGCAAAAGCTGTTAGAAAGCTAAAGGATGCAGGCAGAATCACATATGTGTTCAGCAACAGTTTCAAGAAAACTGAAGAACTGCTGTATTTGTATCCAAAGCTGTCAGAAGATCATCCAGAAAGGCAGCGGATTGATCAGGCACTGAAGAAGATTGAACATGATGATTATTTTGGCGTTATTCCTTCCAGATACTTTGATGGTATGACCATTACAGAAATCAGTGAAATTTATGATTGCAAATATCAAAACATCAGCAAAAAGCGGAACAAGCTTGTGAAGATCCTTGCCAGTGAACTGTTTCCAGAAGATGTGTTGAAGGAGATTTTGCAGAAATGAAAAAAGTAATATTGATCATTCTGGCAGCGGTCATTGTGCTGACAGGCTGCAGATCAGAAACATCTAAAAGAATGCGGTGCATTGAAAGTGGATGGACGTATGACATCTATTTAGACACCAACACAGGCATTTGCTATTTAAAAAGTGGAAGTGATTATGTTGTGATGGTGGATCATGATGGAATGCCATATGTGGAAAATGGGTGGCGTGATTATGATTGAACTAATTGATGTTTATGTGAATCAGAATGGTGATTTCAAATATTCTGAAAATCGTGGAATGCTGATCAGGTGTAAAGATTGTAAATACTGCAGCAGCGGAATTGATGAAGATGGTGATCAATTCTTGAAATGTTATGGATGGGTTTATGGTGGCATAAGCGCAAATGATTATTGCAGCCATGCAGAAAGAAAAAGTTATGATTAAAAAATTGTGTTTTGTTATGTGGGTGATCTGCCTGATGGTATCAATATATCTGGCGCATAAAAGATATATTGAATCAGCATCAATCTGGCAGCTGACTGCAGCACTTTATATGTTTACGTTTGCAAGGAACAGGGTGAAAAGAAATGTCCATATACGCAGACAAAGAAAAAATAATCAGGTGGTTGGATCAGGAAATAAGAACATCTAAAGGTGACAGAAAGAAAGCACTGCAGGATGTCAGCAAAGAATTGATTGTAATGCCTGCTGAAGATGTCAAGCCAAACATACATGCACAGTGGCTGAAAGCAGATATCAGAAGCATGTATGATGGAAAAGGTGTGAAACTGTGTTACTGCAGCAACTGCAGAATTGTTGGAAATGGAATTGATGATTTTTGTGGAAAATGTGGTGCAGCCATGACTGTACCACTGATGTTTGAAGGATGTGATTGAAATGTATTTGAATGAATATCAGGCGTTAGCTGCCAGAACCATTGACAAAGCACTGTCAACAAGATTTCAAGAAGAACATGCGCTGCATGGCATGGTTGCAGAAATCGGTGAACTGCATGGAATTTATCAGAAGATCTTCCAAGGACATTCACCAGATCCTGAACACATGAAGAAAGAACTTGGTGATCTGCTGTGGTTTATTGCAGAATACTGCACTGCAAAGAAGTGGGATCTGGCTGATATCGCACAGATAAACATTGACAAGCTGATTGCAAGATATCCTGATGGATTTGAAGCTGAAAGAAGCTTGTATAGAAAAGAAGGTGATGTGTAATGAATGATTTAATCAGCAGAAAGGCTGGAAGAATGAACGATAGTGATACACGCATACTAATTATTTGCATATACTTGCTGATTAGCAACTTGTTAATTGCTTTGAAGAGATGAAGAAATAAACAGCATCCACCTATTGAAAAATAGGTGGATATTTTTTGTAAAAAAGCTTGAAAATATCAATGTACACTGATATACTGTTAGTGTAGGAAGTTGTCATGCAGTATTCAAGAAAGGGATTCAGCAATGAAGCTTGAAACAGCCATTCAAAGATGTTTTGATAGATGCAATCTTGATCCTGAAGATGAAGGTGTTGACATCTACAAGTACATGTACCAGTACAAAGCAATCAGAGATCTTCCAGAAGATCAGTTTGAAGCAGTTTATGATGAAATCAGCAAAAGGCTTGGATTTTAAGAAAGGGTAAGAATCATGGAACAGTTTGCAGTGTGGGAAGGCTTTATGGAAGGCTTGAAGAAGAAAGTTGACACCATTCAGAAGAAGTGCAGGAAATATGGCTGTGACTTCCACTTTGAACAGGTTGGTGAAGAAATCAGAGAAATTCCTTCAAATGACACAGATCCTTTGACTGGCAAACCAATTAAGGTGAAGTGCAAATTCATCTTGATTGAAGCTGAAGGAACAGCAGTCATCAATGGTTGGGAATTTGTCGCATCTGTTGAACATACTGAAGCAGGCAATATCTTCAGCAAAGCACTGATTGATGTGGAAATTCCTGAAAGGTACAGAACCAGTGATCCAGTTTGTGAGCATTGCAACAGCAACAGAATGCGCAAGAACACATGCATTGTCAGGAACACTGAAACTGGTGAATTCAAGCAGGTTGGAAATTCCTGCTTGAAAGACTTCACTTTTGGAATGTCAGCATCTTTTGTTACATGGCTTGCATCAGTGAAAGACATATTTGCAGAAGCTGAAGAAATGCCTGTTGGATCTTGTGGTCATTACCAGAAATTTTTTGACACCAAGGAAGTGTTGCAGTATACAGCAGAAACCATCAGACATTTTGGTTTTTCCAGATCTGACAACAATGGTGACAGCACCAGATCCAGAACACTTGATTTTTTTCATGTGTGTCATGGTGATACAAGGTGGATGCTTGATGAAGAAGTCACCAGAATCAAAAACCTAATGAAGCAGGTTGGTTTTGATCCTGATTCTGAAGAAGCTGCCAAAATGACAGAAGAAGCATTGAACTGGATCAGCAGTCAGAAAGCTGTTAATGATTACATGCACAATTTGAAGGTGGTTTGTTCTTTGGACTATACCACATATGAAAGATTTGGATTGCTTGTTTCACTGTTTCCAACATACAACAAGGATCTTGAAATTCAGGCGAAAAGGAAAGCTGAATTGGAAGCAGGAAAAACTTCTGAACATGTTGGTAAAGTTGGTGACAGGATTGATGTTCAAGTTAAATCTGTAAAGTGCATAACATCTTGGGAATCATGTTTTGATGGATACCACACCACAACAACATATGTATGGAAGATCACTGCTGCTGATGGTAACATCTTCACATGGAAAACATCAAAATGGTTAAATGAAGATGTTCCACCTAAATCAATCAGGGGTACTGTCAAAGAACACAAGATCTTCAGAGAAGTCAAACAGACTGAATTAACCAGATGTAAAGTCATTAGAAAGGAAAGATGAAAATGAAGTGGAATAAAGCACTGGAACAAATTGAACAGGCACTGGCAGCTGATAAAGCTGTCAGTGTCCACTACCACAGAAAGTGGATGAAGCAGGATGCACATTATGACACAGTTGATAAGATCATCAGTTATGAATGGGATGGTGAAACAGTAAAAGCTGTCAGCACATGGCACAATGTGGTTGATCCATATTCATACATCATTGATGAAGTTACTATTGAAGAAAGGTGAAAGTTATGAAAGAATTTAAGTTGATGGGATCTGATGTACAGTTCTGGTATGAAGGAAATGTGCTGTTCTGCAAAGTGGTTGAAATGGGATCTGACACATACTGCTGTGGATACAAGCAGATGCCAACAACAGAAGCTGAAGCACTGAAGCTGACTGAAACAGCTTGGATCTGGTGAAAATCATGTATTATAATTATCATGCGCAGGCAAAGCAATTGATTGCAGATGGTCATCTGGTCAGCTATGAAATAGTTGACCAGTGGAACAACATTAAACCTGCATTGGTGCTGTATTTTGACAATCACAAACCAATGCCAATAAGATCTTACAGATGGAATGATTATTTTGAGGTGATAAACAATGGATGAAAAGAAAAGGCAAGCACATGTGAAAGCATCAATGAAATACAATGCAGCCAATGTCAAGCAGATCAAAATCAATCTGAACAGGAAAACTGATGCTGACATCATTGAATTTTTAGAACAAGAAAACAATGTGCAAGGATTGATCAAGCAGCTGATCAGGGAATATATTGATACACCATATTAAAGCACCTGAAAAGGTGCTTTTTTAATTTTTGCTGATAAATAATCTGAAAAGTTTTACTTTCTTTCAAGTGGTTTACATAATCAGTGTACACTGATATAATAAATTCATAAGGTTGAAACACAAATTGAAAGGAAAGATGAACAATGAAATTTATGGTAGCATGGAAAGAGTTTGACAAAGGATTAAACAGGGATGTTGAATGGCATTCTTACTTTGAAAAGAAATCTGATGCAATTAAATTCATGGAAAAATTGATGGATGACAGATACAAAGGAATCAAGCTACAATTAATATAACAAGAAAGACCACCAATGAAGGTGGTCTTTTTCTTGATAGGAAGTAGATTTAAAAGGAGTTTACTTGTTATGACATTTTTATTGTCACCAAAACTGATCCTGATCATACATTAATATTAGGATTATTCATGTTTCTTGTTTTCTTCCAACAGCACAGGAATGTGCTGTTTCTTTTTTGCGCATAATAAGACCATGAAAAAGATCATAATATCATTAGCTGCCATTGCTGCATTAGCCACTGGAACAGCAATGCCTGCATCTGCACAACACTGTGATGTTCAGCGTGGTGACAGTATGTGGCGCATTGCACACAGATACAAAGTGCCATTTGGAAAAGTATTAATTCTGAATAAGCACTTTCACAATCCACATATGATACATCCAAAGGATGAAGTGGAACTGCCTGATGGAAGCACTGGTGAAACCACCAATGAATCTGGCACAGGTGATAGTGATGCAAAAGAATCACGTGGTGAATCAGAATCTTCACAAGCTGTGGAAATTCTGAATCTGGTGAATCAGGAAAGATCCAAACAAGGTTTGCAGCCACTGACACTTTCAGAAAAGCTGACAAGCATTGCAAACACAAAAGCACAGGATATGGCTGATAAAAATTATTTCAGTCATGATTCACCAACATATGGATCACCATTTGACATGTTGAAGCACTTTGGTGTTTCATACACTGCTGCAGGTGAAAACATTGCTGCAGGTCAAAAGACTGCAAAAGAAGTCATGAACAGTTGGATGAATTCATCTGGTCACAGGGCAAACATTTTAAACAAGAATTATACACAGCTTGGTGTTGGATACACACAAGGTGGTCAATATGGCACTGAATGGGTACAACTATTCATCAGACCATAAACGCACGCAATGCATTAAATGTGTTGGTTTAACGCACACAATGCGTTTCAATGCGTTGAACGTGTTGAAGAAGCATTCTGGTCAATGATCAGGATGCTTTTTTCGGTTGCTTTGGTGGGTATTCTATAACACATGATTTTATTTGATAATTACAGTGAAAAATTAATGTTTCCTGAAAGGTGGTGCAATTATGAATAAAGATTATTGGATGAAATGGGCAAAAGCAGCTTTAGTGCGTGCGCTGCGCACGTTTGCACAAAGTGCTGTGGCAGCAATTCCTGTTGCTGTGTCAATTGCTGAAGTGCAGTGGATGCATGTGCTTGGTGTTGCTGCGCTTGCAGCTGTACTGTCAATGCTGACATCACTTGCAGGTTTGCCTGAATTAGAAGAAGGTGAATGATCATGGCAGCATTTGCGCAGTGGGCAGTGCCAATTGTTGTGGCACTGATCACAGGTGGATTCAGTTATCTTGGTGTGGTGCAAACCATGAAATCATCCAATGAAAAACAGATCATTGTGATTTCATCTGAAATTGAAGGAATCAAAAAAGACATTGCAAGATTAGAACAGAAACAGGATCAACATAATTCTGTGATCACAAGAATGTACAAAGTTGAACAGAAAGTTGACGATTTAGAAAAACGAATAAACTGAACAGAAGTGATATTTTATGAAAAAAGGTGGCAGACCATCAAAGTATGAAAATGATGTAAAACCAAGGTTTCAAGAAATAGAAGAATGGCTGAAAATAGGCGCAACTGACAAGGAAATTGCTGAAAATCTTGGAATAAATAAAGCCACAATCTGTGAGTACAAAAAAAGGTTTCCTGAATTTAACGAACTTATAAAGAATGGCAGGAAAATGCCAGTGCAAGCCATAAAAGCTGCACTTTTCAAACGTGCAACAGGGTTTGTTTACAAAGAAAGAACTATTACTGATTCAGAAAAGAATGGTCTTACTGTGCAAACATATGAAAAATATGCGCTGCCTGATCCTGCATCAGCTATGATCCTTTTGAAACATTGGGATAAAGACAATGAATGGTGCAATGATCCTGCATCTTTGAAGATCAAAAAAGAAGAACTGAAACTGAAGAAAAAACAGATGGAAAGTGAGGTCTGGTGATATGGCTGTAAAGATCGGATCAGCACGTGGTGATGAACACAGCAGTGCAAAAGGTGGATCTGCAGGTGATCAGAAGCAGACTGGCACACCTGATTACAAAGGTGAAGTTTCTATGCAAGATTGGTACAAGCATTCAAAAGGATGGGTTGTGCTGCGCTGCAAAGATCCTGACAAAGCAGATCTGATTGCACAAGACATGGAATATGCCTGCAACAATCCTAACATTGGTTATGATCAGGATGACAGGGATACACTTTATTCTGCAGCAAAGAAAGTTGATTTTAACTGCAGCAAAGTAAAGACCAAGTGTGAAACAGACTGCAGTGCTTTGGTGCGTGTCTGCGTAAATTATGCAGGCATTAAAGTTGGTGACTTTTACACTGGTGATGAAGCTGAAGTTTTAGTGAAAACTGGAATGTTTGAAAAGCTGACAGCATCCAAATACACCACATCAAGCAGCTATTTAAAACGTGGTGACATACTTCTGACTGCTGTGAAAGGACATACAGCCATTGTGCTGAATAATGGCAGCAAAGTGGAAGCACCTGCTGAAAGCTATGACAAAAACATTGCAGGAAAGTACCAGATCACCACAGATCTTTATTTAAGGACTGCACCTGTGACAGGTCATGAAATAACAGTGATGAAACAAGGCAACTATGTGCTGAATTATGGCTATTACACAACAGTGAATGGTGTGAAATGGCTGTATGCGCAGTATGGATCAAAAATTGGATTCTGCAGCAGCAGATATCTGAAGAAAGTGTGATTATATGAAATTTTATGTGATCGGTGAAGATAAGTCATTGGTGGATGTCACCACACTTGTGCTTGCACTGGCAGGTGGTGCAATGACAGGAAACATCAGATATGCATCAGGCAACAGAACTGGTGATATCATCAGATTCATTCGTGGTGATGCCAATGGATCTGGAATTGCAATTGGTGATGGTGGCACAACAATTGTTGGTGGTGGTGAAGCTGCTGCAACACTTGCACCTGCACAGGGATCTGGCGCAACTGAACAGCTGATCCTTGCAAATGATGGTGCTATTGATTTTTATGTGAACTGTCAGAATGGTCTTTCTTCAGCTAAAAAAGTAACACTGTCCACTGCAGGTTTGCTGTCAGGACACCAGAAGGCAATTATATATGGCACTGCTGCACCTTCTGGTGGATCTAATGGTGATATCTATATTCAGTATTAAAAAGGTGGTGAAGATAAGTGGCAAGCGGAAATATTGATAAAGCTTTACATGCAGGTTATACACTGCGTTTGGCATGGTCTGAAACAGCCACAAATGTCACTGCTAACACTTCCACAGTCAAAGTTGTTGCAAGGCTGATCACCACATCTGGATACATAAATTCAAGCATTGCCAAAAACATCAGCATCACATGCAATGGCAGCACGCAAAAAGGCACTTGCATGGTTTCTATCAGTCAAAATCAGACTAAAGATCTTTTCACTGCCACATTTACTGTTGCACACAATGCTGATGGATCTAAAACAGTTGCTATAAGTTGCAGTATTGATATCAAAGTAACACTTGGATCAAGCTATTATGGCACTGTTTCATGGTCAGGCAATGCTGTTCTTTCCAAGATCGCAAGGAATCCGAATGCACCAACAACATTCACCATTACTGCAGGTCATGGCAATTATGTTGGACTTGGTGACACAATCAACATGTCATGGTCAGGTGCATCAGGTGTTATCACTGGTTATGAGATTCAATACAAGCGTGGCAATGTTGGTTATGCATCACATCCAAATCTGAATGTGACAAGCACAAAAACATCTGGAACATGGACTGATTCCTTTACTTCAACTGAAAAGCTGCAGACTGGTGCAGGTATTGCTGTACAGTATCGGATCAGAGCAAAAAACGGATCTTTAACATCTGGATGGAAAGAATCAAATGTGCTGTACATGTCAGGTGGTATGGATCTGAAAGTTTCAGGATCTTGGAAAACTGGAACTGTTTGGATCAAAGTATCAGGATCTTGGAAACGTGCAAAGCGTGTCTGGGTTAAAGTTGGTGGTGCATGGAAGGAATCAAAGTGAGGTGGCACAAGTGGCTAAAAAGACGATTGAAGAACAGCAGGCAGATCTGAAAAAAGCTGTTTACAAGGATCTGAAAAAGGATGGTGAAAAGAAATGCCAGAAATGAAAAAACTGATCATTGGTGATGATGAATTTGAAGTGGTTGATGAAACTGCCAGAAACAGCACTGCAGTTTTGGCATCCAGAATGAATGAATATGAAGCACTGCCAGATGGATCAACAACAGCTGATGCTGAACTGGTTGATATTCGTGTTGGTTATGATGGCAACACATTTGGATCTGCAGGTGATGCTGTGCGTGGACAGATCTTACAGGCAATGTCATCTGGTGGATCTGGTCTGACAGAAGAAGCAAAACAGGCACTTTTGGCTTGCATTGCACATATTGGTGCATGGAGCGATGAACATGGTCAAGAATATTATGATGCGCTCGAAAATGCGCTGTATCCACCAACAAATCTGGTTGGCATCACTGCTGTATTCAATTCTGGTGGTCAGACCATTTACAACACTGCCACACTGAATGATCTGAAGCAGTATCTGACTGTAACAGCACTGTATGACAATGGAACTTCAGAAGCTGTTTCAAATTACACACTTTCTGGAACTGTGGAAACAGGACAGTGTGATTTTATTGTTACCTATGGTGGAAAAACTGCATCTTTCAGGGTGAATGTTGTTGAATGGGTAACACAGATTACAGCAACATACACACAATCTGGAACAGTATATGAAACAGCAACATTAAATGATCTAAAATCTGATTTGGTGGTGCGTGCATATTATGCTGACACAACTTCTGCTGTTATAAGTGATTATACTTTAAGTGGCACACTTGTTGCAGGCACAAGCACCATTACTGTTTCGTATGTTGGTAAAACTGCAACATTTGATGTTGTTGTGACACACTATGTTGCAAGGACAAGGATATATTTTGCAGATGCAAATCCTACCACTGGTTATCTTAAAAAGACTAATGGTTCAGACCAAACATTGAGTGGTGGTGGATATGTTGAACTTGATTATGTTGATGGTATGTATATTCATGCAAGAATGAATAGATCATGGAGTGCCTATTTGAACATTGTTATGTACAATGGATCAACATATTCAAGCACACCAATGACACAGACAGGATCAGAAGCATATCCAACATATGAAAACACATTGACAGGATACACAGGAATTACAAAGGTGTATGTGAATTTCGTGAATATGAATATTGATGATTGTTATTATGAGGTGGAAGAGTAATGGCTATTTATGATTATCAAGGGAATGTGATTAGTGCTGATGGTGGTACATCATATGACTGGTCTAATAAAAAAATTGTTTTTGAAGGTGATTCAATCACTGCTAATATTGGATTTCACCAGTATATTTCAAACAATCTTAATGCAACAGATGTGAACATATCACAGGCTGGATTTCCTGTCATGGGCATTTATTCGGGAGAAAATAAAGATTTCAGGCATAGAATTTCCAATATTCCATTTGATGCAGATGCAATAGTTATCATGGGCGATATAAATAATCATAATTCATACCAATCTGACGTTGATGATTGGTTTACCACAGACACATCAAAGTGGGCAGGAAGGGTGAATGTTTTCATGGATGCTGTCAAGCGGTCATTTCCAACAGTGCCTGTGTTTCTTATTCCTGAATATGGTATGGGCAATGATGGTAAAACTTCAGTGATTGTTGCGCAGTTTTATGAAATTGTTTCAAAGCGTTTAGGCTGCATTTAT